CTGCGGAGCGGGAGCTGGTGGATTTCTCCCAGTTCTCTCATGACTTCCTGGATGCTCATGTGTTTCCGCATATGCAGAACGTGGTGGACCTGATCGAGCATCGGGAGCCGAGCTGGGTGCATCCGGCTATGACGTATCAGCCGGGTGAGCCGGATCTGATCATGGTGAACATGCCGCCGGAGCATGCGAAGACGACGAGCATCACGATCAACTATGTGACGTACCGGATCGCTATGGATCCGAATATCCGCGTGATCTTGGTGTCGAAGACGCAGGCTATGGCGCAGAAGATGCTGTTCGCGATCAAGACCCGTCTGACGCATCCGAAGTATCAGGACATGCTGTTGAAGTACGCCCCGCAGGGTGGCTTCGACAAGGATGCTGAGGCGTGGAATCAGACGATGATCTACGTCAACCCGGAGGGCCGGGACTCGGGTGAGAAGGACCCGACGGTTCAGGCTCTGGGTATCCGCGGCCACATCTACGGCGCTCGAGCGGATCTGATCGTGCTCGACGACTGCGTGGACTTGACGAACGCCCACGAGTACGAGAAGCAGATCGACTGGATTCAGTCGGAGGTGATCTCCCGTATCGCGTCGACTGGGTCGATGCTGATCGTGGGGACGCGTCTGGCGAGCAAGGACTTGTATTCGGAGCTGCGTGACCCGATGCGTTACCCGGATGAGGTGTCGCCGTGGACGTATCTGGCCATGCCGGCGGTGTTGAACTTTACGGAGAACCCTGACGGCTGGGAAACCCTGTGGCCTCGGTCTAACCAGCCGGAGCCTGGTGCTAAGGGTGTCCAGTTGGAGCCTGACATCGACGGTTTGTTCCCGAAGTGGGACGGGCCACGGTTGAACAAGAAGCGTGCGAGGGTGTCGCCGCGGGCTTGGTCGATGGTGTACATGCAGCGTCAGGTCGCTGACGACGGGATCTTCGACCCGGAGGCCGTGAAGGCCAGCATCAACGGGAACCGGATGACGGGCCTGATCCCGAAGGGGATGGTGAACTGCCGCCCGAACGGCATGGACGGCCTGATCGTGGTCGCCGGCCTGGACCCTGCGACGTCGGGGCACACGGCGGCGGTGGCTATCGGTTTGGACCCGTACACGCAGAAGCGGTACATCCTTGACGTGTACAACAAGGCGGGCACGACCCCTGAGGGGATGCGTGACCTGATCAAGGAGTGGTCGATCAAGTACTCGATCACTGAGTGGCGGATTGAGAAGAACGGCTTTCAGGGCTTCCTGGTCCATGACCGGGAGCTGAATGACTTCTGCGCGGCCCGCGGGACGATGATCCGCCCCCACTTCACTGGCTCGAACAAGCACGATGAGGGCTTCGGCGTGGCCGCTATGGCCATGCTGTTCAACGGGTGGAAAGAAGGCACCCAGTTGATCGAGCTCCCCAGCACGGCGATCAGCGAAGCGGCCAAGGCAATGGTGGAGCAGCTCGTGACGTGGGCTCCTGATCTGCCGAAGGGCACGAAGACGGACGTCGTGATGGCGTTGTGGTTCGCGGAACTGGCCTGCAAGGACCGTGTGATCGGCTTGCAGAACCGTGTGCAGCACGCCCGCAACCCGTTCTTGACGCCGTGGGACCGCAAGCAGCAGTTCACGGTGAACGTGATGGACATGGAAGCGGCTCGTGCCTTCCATTCGATGGGACTCTAGGAGACGGTAGTGGCAGACATCATGCCTGAGGTCGGCCCCGATAACGATGACGGCATGGGCCATCTGCAGTTGCGGGACATCAAGGGCCTGTTCGACCGCACGAAGGCGCGGATGGCTGACCGTGACCGCCGCATGCAGGACGTTCTCGCTGTCCGCCAGGGGCGCATGCGGGACGTGTACCCGGAACTGTTCCCCGATGGTCCGTTCGACCGCGGCATTGTCGCGAACATGGTCGACGTCGCAGCCCGCGACCTCGCTGAGGTGCTCGCACCGCTGCCGTCGTTCAACTGCCACAGCGGGAAGACGTCGAGTGACGCTGCCCGTGCGTTCGCGGAGAAGCGCACCCAGATCATCAACGGCTACCTGGACTTCTCCAACGCCCAGGTGCAGCTGTATGACGCCGCTGACCGGTACTTCACGTACGGTTTCGTGCCGGCGATTGTCGAGGTCGACGCGGATGAGCAGATGCCGCGGGTACGGTTCCTCGATTCGATTGGCGCGTACCCGGTCTATGACCGGTGGGGTGAGATCAGCGCCGCGTTCTTCTCCTTCTGGAAGTCCCGCGACGAGCTGCTCGCCATGTACCCGCATGCCAAAGGCGCGCTTGGCATGCCGACCTCCGGGAATGACCGGATCGAGGTTGTGCGTTACCACGATAAGCACGTCGACATGCTGTTCCTGCCGCGAGGCAAGGAGACGATGGTTCTCGAGTCGGTGAAGAACCCTGTCGGTGAGTGCCTGATTGAGTGGATCAAGCGACCGGGGGTCGACAATGAGACGCACGGCCAGTTCGATGACGTTCTCGCCGTCCAGGTCGCGAAAGCTCGCTTCGCGCTCCTGTCTCTGGAGGCAGCGCAGAAGTCGGTGCAGGCACAACTCGTCGTACCATCCGACGTTACAGATTTGGCTTTCGGACCGGATGCAGTCATCCGCACGAGCAACCCTGCCGGTGTTGGCAGGGTCAACATCGAAGTCCCGCAGGCTGCGTTCGCCCAGCAGGGCGTCCTAGACCAGGAGCTGCGGCAGGGCTCTCGCTACCCGGAGGCACGCAATGGATCGGTTGACGGTTCCGTCGTCACGGGCCGTGGCGTTCAGGCTCTCATGTCTGGCTTCGACACTCAGGTGCGAACTGGTCAGGCTATGTTCGCGCACGGGTTCACGCGGATCGCACGCAAGCTTTTCATGGTGGATGAGGCTCTCTTCCCGACCGTGAGCAAGACGCTGCGCGGCAACGCGCAGGGCACCCCGTACGAGGTGAAGTACCGCCCCGACAAGGACATCAAGGGCGACTACTCGGTCGACGTGCAGTACGGCCTGCTGGCGGGGTTGAACCCGAACCAGGCTCTCGTGTTCCTGCTTCAGGCCCGCGGTGACCGGCTCGTTTCCCGCGAGTTCGGGATGGGGCAGATGCCGTTCTCGCTGAATCCCACTGAGGAGGAGGCGAAGATCAACCGGGAGGAGATGCGGGACGCTCTGAAGCAGGCCGTGTCCGGCTACGTTCAGGCGATCCCCGTCATGGCGCAGCAGGGTCAGGACCCCGCGCCCATCATCCAGAAGGTCGTGCAGATCATCCAAGGCTTGAACCAAGGACGCCAGATCGAGGACGTTGTCGCGGAGGCGTTCGAGCCTGCCGAGCCGGCAGGCACCCCAGAGACACCCGCCGCCGAAGGCGCGGAACAACCGGATGCGGCAGGGATGGGCCTTCCCGGTCAGGTTCCCCCCGGCGGCGGGGCACCCGCTGGTATGGACGAGTCGGGTCGCCTTCAGGGTGTAGCCGCCGGTCAGGCCGGCATGGCTCCCGGTGGCCGACCGGATCTTCAACAGTTGTTCGCGGCTGTGGGCGCGAATGGTCAACCCAACATGACTGCGGGAGTGTCCCGCCGTCGACCTATCTAGGAGGAAGCAAATGCCGCAGCCTAATCGCGGAAGTGCAGGCAAGCCGAACGTGTCGGCCCCCGTCAGCAAGATCGTCCAGCCGAACCACAAGGTTCCCACCGACGACGCCGGGGCTGTCCCGCCGGTCGGCATCATCAAGGGCACGCACGGCAAGGGCACTGGAGCCAAGTAGAGCTACCGACTGCTAGGGAGAGATCGTCATGGCTAGAGAGAAGAACTTGTCGCGTGACATCTCAGTTGCCCTGCAGCTCGGGAACATTGCCGTGTCGTGGAACGCTGAAGGCGTTTCATGGAATCCGACTGTTGCCCGTGACATGCAGGACCGGGCTATGTCGATGCTGCGGGAGATCCTCGTTGAGGCTGCCTCGCAGGGGATTCTGATCACGGCGAACGACGTCATCTTCGATGACGGCGACGGCCAGTATGACGATGAGGAGGGTGAGGATGGCTAACGGCCACGGGGGGTCAAGGACTCCCAAGAATCCCGCCCCTGTCTCGGGTCCTGGCAGGCTCTCCCGTCGTACTGACGGGGGGCCGCAGCAAACGCAAGCCCAGATGACGGGCTTGGGATATGGGGAGAACCAGGAGTTCATGGATATCCAGTCTTCTGCGCCTCTGGCGGCGGCACCATCGGTGTCCAATGCGCGATCAGGAAATGTTCCCACCGGACGTTCTGCCGCCGCCACTCCCCTGTTCTCGCCTACGCAGCGCCCCGATGA